CTTTCTGTTTAGGGTATAGGACTACTGGTCGGCGGGTTAATTAACTTGCTCGTGAATCCACATCGTAACGCCGTGCTTTGAAATTTCTTGCCGTGGGCCGCAAGGGCATGAAGGACTCAACGTGTGCGGCGGAATGATGTCTCCGTCCTTGAAGGCGGGCGCGACATGAACCACGGTATCACCTTCCGATGTCCACCAGCCCCAACCGACAGAGCCGCTAGGCGCGTCGTTCACTGACCTGACACGCGACGGATGGCCTCTAGTGTGTTCGCCACGTCCTCTTTGCTGCCCTTCGGGATGGTGAGCGGCGGCGTCTTGAACTTGTCGTCCTCTTCCTCGGGTACGTTCTTTCCCGCGAGTGAGGCGACGACGCGGATGGACGCGATGCGCTGGGTTGGTGCCAGTTCGCCATTCACAATCGCCACGATAAGCAGCCGCGCGGCGATGTCGAGCGACAACTCTAAAAGCTCCTGCCGGTCAGGGAACTCATCGAAGAACTCATCGCCGATGGGCGCACCGGCGCACGCGATCTTGTACAGCAGCTTTTCGCGCGTGTTCTCGCGCACCAGGGGCTTGAGCGGACGCGCGACCGTCGCAGCCAGATCGGGTTTGCCGATTTCTGCGACGGTCGGCTCCATCGTGGTCGCATCCTCCTTCCGTTTTAGAATAGCGACGGGTTCTGTTTCTCGCGCAAAGCCTTCGCGTCCCTCGCGGACTGCTTTGTTATCTGGCTCTTGCTTACCGGATGTTCTCTTAGGCATGGCCCTCGCCTCCCACCGTCAACGCGATGCTGCGTATAGTCCTGACATTTCGCGCACCACGCCGTGCATTCCAAGGTGTTCTTCGTGTAGTGCTCGGGCATCTCACTGCCTACCTCTCCCTCGCGACGGCGGCGTGAACTGTACGGGCGGGTCCACGAGCCCGATCTTGCCGCGCTCCCAGCGCGTCTCGCGAATCCATTCCGCGCGACACTCCATGCACATGAAGTCCGGCCTGCCTTCGAGCGGCGCGTCGCACATCATGCAATCGCGCTGGAAGTCCGCGCCGTCGATGCATTGGATGCCGTGTAGCGCAGCGTCGCTCATGGGTCCGGGTCCACGATCTTTGTGAGAATCGGCTCGGGCGTAAACAGACTGCGAATCCGTCTCCACCAGCCGCGCCATTGAAACCCCGTGATCGCGCCACACAGCCCGCATGTTGACGCGCGATAGTTCGGGTTGAGGTGGTAGTGCTGGCGATTCCACGCATTGCAGTCGTGCGGAATGTACGCCGCTTGTGGGTACATGCCTTGCTTTGAGATGTTCGGCGTCTCTATTGTTTCGCTCATTCGTCAATCCCACAACGGCGCGTCTTCGTTGCCGAACAGATACCAGTACGCTTCCGCGAGACAGGCGCTCACGGGCGCACGACGCACCATACAATATGCCCCAGTTCGCGTCCACGACTGTCGGTGCCCGCCGCGCGGCTGACTGTGAACTTGCTGACGTTCCGCGTCCCTTTCTCGCGCAGCAAGCGGAACCGTTCGTTGCGGGCCTCGCGCGTCGAGAACTCTTCGACGTGCATGTGCTGCTCGCCGGGTCCGCGCTTACGGCTCGATGAATGCACTCTGCGTGAGTGCTTCGTTCGCGTCGGTCGTGAGCGCCAGCCGGGAAGCGTTGACGCTTCTTTCCAATCTTGATAACCGAGGACTCGCTGGATTGCTTCGAGTAGATTCATAACCGCCCCCTTACCAGCGCAACGATAGCCGCCGCGCCCGCACCGAGCAGGTAGAACGAAAAATCTTCGAGATTACTCCCGCGCACTTCCGCCGATTCGTAGTGCTGGTCAAACCAAAATTCTTTGATGCCTGCCGCGAGTAGCACGCCAGCGAATCCCGCGAACGGTGCATGCGCGTCGCGCCAGAGGACTACGGTCGCAAGCACGAGAGCCGCGCCGCCCGCGAAGTGGCCGAGCTGTGCAACCTGATTGAACAGCTTTGGAGTTATGCCAGTGTCCGTCATCGCGGGGGTATGGTAGTATTCTGCCCCGCGAAACGCAACAGGAGGCTTTGTGCAAGAAATTGATTTGAAGTCTGCTATTGAGACAAACGTACTCAAGCTCGGCGCGCTCACAATGGAGGCTTTTAATGATCGGCTCTTAGTCGTGGAAGACGAGTTTCGTTCTGGCTACGAGTGCCCCGATTGCGTGGGCAAAAAGAAAATCAGATCGCCAGAACTCGAAGAGTTGGTGTGCGACAGTTGCGACGGCACGGGCAAATCCGTGATCGTGCGCGACGCGAAGTGCACGCGCTGCAAAGGCCAAGGGCGAACTATTTGTGGTACCTGTAAAGGCAAGGGCGGCGTGATCGTTGTTGCGCAAGCGAGTGAGCGCCGCCCAACGACAGGTACTGTAGTGTCAATAGGGTATAAGGTGGAGCACGCGCAACGCGGCGAAAGCGTGATCTACACTAGCTTTTCTGGCCATGTTTACGACTTGGAACTACCAGGCGGCGAGACGATTGTGATTCGCGTGATCCAAGAGAGTGACATCCTCGCGAAAGTGTCGGGCCATCTTGAGTTGCGGCGCGTAAAGAAAACGGCGGCGCTCGGCTCGGCAGCCTAGCCACAACTAATAGCGGTTAATCTTTCCTCACCACAAGCGCGCTTTGCGCTAGACATCACGGCGCGCGCGGAGTACATTCCGCGTCGCTGATTCGGGGGCGGTCCCGAATAATGTGGAACCGACCTCCCGTATTCCCCGCTCCCGTCTTCAGCTCTGAGGCACGACGTTTGATTTTCTATCCGCGATTCCCCGGAGATTACGACCGGAAGACAGCGCACCTTTCATGGGAAGAGCACTGGGCCTACACCCGGCTTTTGGACGTTTTATACATGACCGAGGAGCCACTACCAACCGACAAATACATCCTTTTTCGCATCGTAAACGCTCAAAAACCGCGTCAAAAACTAGCAGTACTCCGCGTTGTTTCCGAATTCTTCTTTTTGACCCCCCTAGGATATTCCAATGACCGTTTTGAAGAGGAGTTAACTAAAGCGGAATCAAGAAGAACCAAAGCTCAAAAAGGGGCGCAATCACGTTGGAAGAATCATGCTCCAAGCAATGCTCCGAGCAATGCTCCAAGCAATGCTCGGGGGGATGCTATCCACATCCATACACCACAACCAACACCAAAAGAACCTAAGCCTTCGGCTAAAAGTGGTGCCGCCCCAGCGCGCGCTGCCTTAACAGAGAGGGAAGAATTTTCGCGCGCGCACTTCCAAATGTTTTGGAGTATTTATCCAAACAAAATGGACGAGGATGGAACGCACATCCTATGGCTCGGGCTCTCACCGATTGACCAAAGTGAAATTGTTGAATGCCTTCCCGCGTGGGTTGCGTGCGAACAGTGGCAGGAAGGTACGCGCTTTATTCCCTACCCCAAAAGATTTTTGAAGGAACGAATGTGGAAATCTGTCCCCCCGAAAAATGGAGGAAGTAATGGCTCACGACAATCAGTTGCCCGAGCGGACCAACGAATCGAACGAACGAGGGAAGCGATTAAAAACGTCTTCGGTCATAGTAGCGGACTGGATGACGCTCTTCGCAGAAATGTTCCACGAAGCGATAACGGAGGGAATGCTACTGCTCTACTCCGAAACCCTGAAGGATTTGGAACCAAACATCCTAAACAAAGCATTTCTCCGAGCGGCGAAGACTTGCAAATTCCGCCCAACTCCAGCGGAGGTAATCGAGGCAGCAAACATTGAGATGGAGTTAGCTGGTCCGCCCCACACCCACTTCCATCAGATCAGCCAGGCGGAGCGCGATGCTGCTCTGAAAGAGACAGAAGAACTGCGGGAGAAGCTACGGGCAACTCTTCGCGCGAAAGAAATGCCAAAACCCGAACCGATAGACGAAAAGGTTTTCGGTGGGCGTGAGATATTCACCGCCGAGGAATGGCGCGCAACCGAGGCCGGATACAAGCGCTATCTCACCGAGGAGGCGAACAAAGATGCCTACAACCGAGCGCACGGCATTCGCCCGATACCACGGTCGCGCGAGGAAGAACTCGCGATTTACTACAACATGCCGAAGCATGAACGCGAGCGAGTGCGAAAGCAGGTACGACCGTGACCGCGAGAACCAAAGTGCAAGTCGATGGTGTTGGATGGGGCTTCCGCTATGGCGCATGGGTGACGTACTTCAATGGCGAGAATTGGTGTTGGGTGTGGTACCCGCGATGAAATGGGAACTTCTACCGATCCCGTCACAAGACGCGAGCGCGTACCGCGACGCCGTGCGCCTGAACTCGCTCGGCAGTTTGTTTTTCTTCACGCACTTTGTTTTGAAAAAGCATCGCCTCGCGCGCCTACACTGGTACATGTGCTCAACGCTGGAGACCGAAGACTTGCATCTCGTGTTCGAGATTCCAATGTCTCATTTTAAAACTACCTGCGGAGTTGAAGCGCTCTCGATGTGGTGGTCGCTCGGATTCACAAACCGCGACGAGGACTTGATGGGCGGGCTCGGCTACTCGCACGAGTGGCTCGCGAAGATGCGCTCACTCCATGAGCAGAACTCGCGGACACTCATCACGCACGAGACTAGCGCGCGCGTCGTCGCGATGGGCAAAGCGATTGACGATCACTACTTGCACAACGACATGTTCCGGTTTGTGTTCAGCGATTTAATTCCCACAAGTGACACGCTTTGGAATAATCACAGCAAACTCCATGCGCGCGCCCGCAATCAGCCGATGGACCTCACAACCGCGACGTACGAGTTGCGCAGCGTCGGTCAAGCGTTACAAGGAATTCACGTTAAACAAATCATTAACGATGACAGCGTCGGCAAGGCGGCGCAAGACAACATGCTCCACGGCGACGGCTCCATCATGCTCGACACCTATCGCTGGTGGAAACAAACCACGACGCGCTTCGACCCCATCGCATTCACGAAGTCAGGCATCGGTCGGCAGTTGGTCATCGGGAATCGTTGGGGACATTCCGACCTCAACAGCCTGATTCGCGCGAACCATCCTGAATTTATTTTCGAGACGCACGACGCCGAGGGCGGGTGTTGCGAGTTGCATCCCACGCACGGCGAGCCAATCTTTCCCGAAGAGTGGACGATGGACCGGCTGCGACACGAGAAGCAAACGCTGGAACACGAGGGCAAGAGTTACGACTATGTACACTTCTACAGGAATAAAACCGTCCTGCCCGAAGATTGTTTGTTCAAGCCCGCATGGCTGCGCAAGTTTCAGTTCAAAGCGTCGCGGCCCGATCTCGACAAAGACGACCTGCGAAACTTTCTGATGATCGAACACGTCGCGCCCGAGGGGTCCGCGCTGGATGATTTGAACGTCGGCGTACTCCACAAGCGACTGATCGTCACGCTCGCCGACGCGAAGAAACGGAAGCGCCGCAACCACGTGATTCTCAGCATCGGGTACGACAGTGAGAACGATAGAATTTATTTGCTCTCAGTCTGGGCCGAAAAAGTTCCGTACGGCGCTTTGATGGATAAGATTTACAAAGAGGCCGCGCGCTGGGGGCTGAAAGAATTTTATCTCGCGCCCGACGCGGCGGCGAACATGAAGTTTTATCTGGACGAGCGCAACCGGCGCGACAAGAAGCGAGCGCTCGATGTGATCGAACTGGACAGCGACGATAGCGAGAGCGGGCAGAGCAGCCGCATCGAGGGTCTACAGACGCTCTTGAAAGACGAGAAGCTCTGGTGTCACCCGTCGCACAAAGAATTTCTCGCGGAGTACGAAGCGTATCCCGCTGGCGCGATTGACGTGCTCGACACACTCGGGCTGTCTACGAAAACTTTAGAGAACGTGCGGCGTCGCGAATTGTCCGAGTGGGTTCTCGCGCAGCAGCAAGCGTTTATGAATCGCAAAGTGGGAGCAGGAGGGTACTGACATGGGACGTGCTGGTTACGTTGACGACATGGACAGTCAGTGGGACTTTATTCGTTGGCGCGGTGCGGTGACGAGTGCGATACGCGGCAAGCGCGGTCAGGCATTTCTCCGCGAGATGTTAGACGCACTCGATGCGATGACGGATAAAAGTCTCATCGCCGAAGAGTTAGAAACGAACGGCGAAGTATGCGCGCTCGGAACAGTCGGCCTCAAACGCGGAATCGACATGTCAAAAATTGATCCCGAGGACTTCGACCAAGTGTCGGGCGCATTCGGAATCAGCGGCGCACTTGCGCGGGAGATCATGTTCGAGAACGACGAAGGCACGTGGAAAAAAGAAACTCCGCAAGAACGGTGGGTGCGGATTCGCAAGTGGGTTGTGGGGCAATTAATTTCATTGGAAGGCGTTGAGCCCGAGTTGTGATATTCTCCCGCGCATGGCGACCGCAGTCCCAACGCAACTTCCGCAGATCGCACCCGCTCGTGAGCCCGAGCCGCAACCAAAACTTTCCTACCGCGCGACGCGCAACTTCGAGATGCGCTCCACAAGTTTCGGCTCGGCAGTCGATGAAGAAATTAAGAAATGGGTTTGGGAGCAAATCGACGTTCGCAAGAAACAACTTCAGAACCGGCACGAGCACAAAGTGCCTGAGTGGCGGCGGCTCGCGAGTGGCAAGCCGCGCGAAGAAAACAAGAGTTGGCCGTTCGAGAACTGTTCCAACCTAGTACACCCAATCATCGGCGAATCCAGCGACGAACTGTCCGCGCGCGTGCTGCAACTCATCTGGGCCACCTCGCCGATAATTTACTACCGCTACTTCACGACGGGAACCGACGCGGCAATGGCGCACAGGAACACGCACAAGTCGCGCCTGCTTGAGCAGTTCATGGACTACGTGAGCTACGAGCCGAACGAACTCGACTTGTATCGCATAGAAAATTTATGGTTTCACGACAGCACGAACATCGGCACAGCATGGGTCTGCGTCGTCCCCGAGCAGCGCGTCGAAGCGGTGCACATCGGCTACGAGAAGGGAAAAGGCAACAAGTTCGAGAACGACATGCTGTACGAAGGGCCGAAGGTGCTCAACCTTCGCGACGAGGATTTGCTCTACGATCCCGACGCGAACACGCCGGAAGAGTCAGTGTTTCTCGCGCGCAAGTGCTCGGTGAACCGTCGCGAATTGCAGGAACGAGTGTTCAAAGGGCTGTACAAAAAATCCGAAGTGGAAAAAATTCTCGGCAAGCCCGACCGTTACGGTCCAGGGGAAGTGCGCAAGCGCGAGAACGCGCGCAAGGGCACAGTCGCGACCGAGGACCGCATTCTCGCGGAATGGGATATTTTTGAGTGTTATTTTTACTGGTACGTGGGAAAGAGAAAATACAAACTCTTCGCGTGGTTCCACCACTCCACGAAAACCATGCTCAATCAGGTTTTCAACTTCATTCCTGAAAATCAGATTCCGCTTGTGCGCACGCGGCTCTCGCTCGGCGAACACGGAATGAATGGGACTGGCTATGCGGACATGGGGAGTTACTTCCAAGACGAAATTTCCACGGCAAAGAATCAGCGCAACGATGCAACGATGTGGATGATGCTCGGGCTGAATCGACTCTCGCCGCAAAACCGCAACATCGACAAGAACATGAAAGTCTTTCCTGGCGCGACGCTGCCATTCGGAAACGGAGAGTTCGAGCATTACAACGTCGGCAATGTAGACGCTGGTCAACTCTCGATGGCGAACGAGCAAGCGATGATTCAGCAGGCGCGCGAGCGCTTCGGAGTGGGACCTCCAGTCGGCGGCGCGGGCGCTGGCACGACAAACAAAAAAGGCCAGTACGGGAGCATGGGCACGATGGCCGTGCTGCAAGAGTCGAACTCACGCAACAATCACCGCACGTCCGACTTCCGGCACTCGCACGTGAAACTCACCGGCCTGTTGACGGACATGTACGGCGCGATGGGCCTCGGGCGCAAGGGCTCGTTATTCGGACTCGACGACAAGTTGCTCGAAGAGGCGCTGTCGGATTATTTGGAGCGTAAGGTGCGCATCCCGATTCGCGCGGCGACCGCGAGCGCGAACAAGGAAGTCACAAAGCAAAACGAGTTGCTGCTTAATCAGGCGCTCGACGCCTACGTGAAAGCGCAATCGAGCGCGATTCAAGCGCTACAAAACGCCGCACTGCCCGACTTCTACAAAAAGTGGCTGAAAGAAACGGCCATCGGAAAAGTGCATCTCATGCAGCAGATTTGCCGTGACTTCCAACTCTCCGACAGTCCCGAGGAGTTTGTTCCCAACATCGAATTCCCCGAGGAAAAACCAAATGCCCAACCCACGCAACCGCAAGGACCGCAGCAGCAACCTCCCGACCGACTCGCTCAGATGGCCCAACTTATTCGCGGACGTGGAGCAAGCGCAGTCCCTAGTGCAGCACCCGGCCTTCCCCCGATTGCTGGCGGACCTGGCGAGCCTCCGAGTGGCGCTGGAATTTGATGTGGTGCACAACACGCCGACGATGGAACTCACGAATTTTTGTCGCGGTCAAATCGCCGTGCTAGAGCGCATGCGTGACTTGCCCGAAGAGTTGAAAGAGTGGGCGAACCGATGATGCACACCGTACCGCGATACAGTCGGAAACGAATCAGTTTGCGGCTCGCAAATGGCGAGTGTTTCGTGGTAACGGCGCAGAGTTGGAAAAAGTTTCTTGTGCGCCTAGAAAATAATTGCTTGACACGCAAACGAAAGTCCTATTACCCTCTGGCGGCAGAGGAGTACTGGAACGATGCCTTTCTTCAAGCGCGGTAACGACGACGCAAAAACCGCCGAGCAGAGCGAAGCGGAGATGAACGCGCTCGTTGATCGGCTCGGCACGTCGCTCGAAGAAAGAATCGGCAAACCGATTCGCGACGAACTCACCGCACTGAAAACCGAATGGGAAACCGTCAAGACCGAAGCGACCCGCGTTCCCCCGCCTGACACGACTCCGCGAAACGCCGACGGCACGCCGCGCGCACTCACGCCAGAGGAGCAAGCGCGCAACACGCAGCAAGCAACTCTCGGCGTCGCTGTGCTGACCAACGCGCGCTTGACCGAGCGCGAAGTGCTCGACGAACTTCCTTCCGACTGGTCGCACTTGATTCCCGAGATTCGCGGCCTGTTCGCGAACACGCCGATTGACGCAAAAGCGAAACCGGACTACGCGCAATACTGCCGCAACTGCGCCGACCTAGTGATTGCCCGCGAGGCTCGCAAGGCAGGCTTGCGCTACAACGGCGAGAGTAAAACTTTCTTCCTCGAAGACAAGAGTTCCGGTTCATCGCGCGAAGAGAATCCGCTCACCGACCCGTCGCTGTCGTGGCAGAAGCCTGACGGCAAAGTGGTGACGGGCCTCGAAACACTCGCGGCGCTCGGCATCGACCCGAAAGAGTTTGCTGAGTCGCAGAAGAAAGGCGTCGTGTAATGCCGCGCTTTGATCCCGCTGTCCCGCCGAATGTCATCAAGCAAATCACCGGCCAAGACGGCATTCCCGAATCTCAATGGAACGAAGAGTTACGCGACCTGCTCAGTCCCTCGATTGAAGCGCGGCCCTTGCATCTTCCCGAGTCGGGACGTATCAAGACGGTACACAACAAGCAGTTCGTGTACTACCTCGCGCGGGACATTGGCGGGAGCAATCCGAATCACGACCGCGTAGAACAGTTGCGCGGCCAGGGCTTCGAGTTCGCGACGACCGACGATGTCGAGATGTATTCCGCCGCCGACGTGAAAACGAAAAACGAAATTCGGTCGGGCGACCGGCGCTTGATGAAGTGCCCCGTGCAGCGCTGGAAAGAAATTCGCAAGGCGCAGAATCTTGCGGCGCTCGAAATGATTAACCCGCGCCGCGCATCTCGTGGCCCGATGGGCGTTGCGACCAACACGCCGGGCATGCGCACCGACATCGTGGACGCGGAGAGTGCCGGTTTGCCGGGCGCGATTGTAAGCGATGCGGCTCAGGACATCCGAGACCTCCGTGCTGGTGGAAGAGCAAGTGGGAACGCTTCGGTAGCGCGAATTCAGGAGAAATAAAACATGGCTGGAATTGCTTTCGCGGATGCAATCGAACCAACGCAGGACCTCGGCGGCGCGATCTCTTTCCCGCAAGGCTACGGGCCAGAAGAGGCCGGTCAGACGTTTGTCGAAGGCACGCCAGTAAGTTTTCTGACGGCTGGCGACGGCGGGCTAGCGGCATGGACCGGCGCGAATCCGCAAACCGGAATCATCGCGGGATTCGCAGCCGAGAACGCGAACAACTTGGGAGTCTTGAGCGTTCTGCCGACTCCGTTTGTGCCG